TTGCTCAACTCTATTTGATAATTCTATAACACCCTTAAAGTAAGTTCCACTATCTGTATCTTCTTGACTATAATTAACACTTTCAACATTACATCCATATACTTTAAAATTATCACTAGACAAATCGAAATATCCACTTGTTCTAGTTCTAAGCAAAGATAAGCAAGTATTTACTAATTGATTAGCAACTAAATCACCGCCAGAATCGCCTTGATATTTAGTTACAATTTCTAATCTTGTTATAACCTCAGTTGTAAATGATTGTTGGTTTTGATCTATTTCATTTGTAGCAACACTATAAACCCAAATGTAAGGCGGATCATAACTTTTACGAACTCTGTTTGTAACTTGGACCGGTTGGCCACTAATTGACTGACTACCTATTGCAGAAATAATAGCTTGTCTTATATATTGCATTGGCTCTCTCATCTTATTTTTCTATTTAATTTTGATTCTAGTTTTTTAACAAAATTTCTAAATACAACCCTAGCTGGATTAAAAAAATATGGATTTGGTTTTTGTTTACTAGTTCCAAATTCAACAAAACTTGAATATTCCATTTCAGATACAATAGCAACACCGCTTCCCTCTTTACTATAATTTATGCCACCCTTTAAAGCACCGGTATCGACTGGAGCTTTTAATTTCTGTTGTTTTACAATATCAGCGCTAGCTCTAGCTATATCCATTTGATTGCCATTTTTAACAACAATATTTAAATCGGTCAAAATTTTATTGAAATTATTTAAATCTCTTTTATTAAATTGTAGTTTTGGTTTCATTACTTAAAACTTATTGCCTCGATTGTTGTATAAAAATCCGGTGTGCTTTCAAACATATTGACAACTCTATATTTACTAGTATTGCCAGGAAACTGTAAATAATATTCAAAATAATTATCTGGCGAATCAAGTGCCTTATTTCTTACTATTATTTTAATTTTTTTTGATTGTTTACGACTGCCATTTTCTGTATTCATTTCACCACTAACATATTGAACATTTGCCCATCTAGTAGTAATTAAAACTGGATCATCACTAAAACCACCATAACCATCATTAGTCGGTTGCAACTTATAAAACTCAACTCTTGTATCTAATTTACCAGCATCCATTATAAAAACATTGCTTTATATGAATTTAAAATATCTCTAACATTTGTTGGCACTTCATCTATATTTTTACCAATTATAAAATCAGATCTATTGTCATAATAAGTTGATGTTAATTGCATTATGGCCGATTGTAGCAATGAATCACTTAATCCACTTGTTATGTAAGTAACTTTTACTTTGTCAGCATAGCCACCATCTAGCTCGATAGTTTCATTATCTAAACCAAGTACACTATAACTAACAGCTGTTCCATCACTAGTAACACTAGATATACTTGTAACTGGACCAAAAGGCAAATCAAATGTGCCATTAGTTTCATCTATATAATAAGTTCTATTTTTGGATACAATATCCCTAGATATATAATTTTCACACCATATTCTAGCTTGAGCTATCATCCTGGTAATTATATTATCATCCTCACTAGTGCTAACTCTAATATAATCTTTAGCTGTCGCTACTAATACAATTTCAGATCCCTCAGTTGAATTAATCTTTATTTGTCTCATTTTTGGTTTCTTTTGAATCTATTTTTAACTCCTTAGTTTCTTTTTTAATTTTGACTTCTTTTTTCTTGACTATTTTTTCAATAGATTCACCCCAACCTTTTTTAATCCATTTACCAACATTTTTTTCTGGAATGTCTATTATATCACCCTCTTTATAATTTTGGCCATTTCTTTTGACTGGTGTTAAAAGTTTAATTTTCATAACTATTATTTTTATGTAAAGATAAAAAAAAAGTGCCACTAGTTTTTAAGTAGCAGCACCTTAACTTATTTATGAAATCAATGCAAAGTTATTGAAATTATTTTTATACTTACCATTAATGTTAATCTTTAAGCAAGTTTGCCCTAGATTTGGTATTATAAAAAAGCCATCATTGAACTCATCATATAAAGCAAAATAGTCAACATACTTTTTTTCATAAGATGCCAAACCGGTTCGCCTAAGAGTTATTTGCATACTATTGCCTCGCCTTAAACGATCTTTGCCTAAATATTTAACCTGGATCTTAAATAAATTGCCATCCTTTTCAAGTATGCAATCATAATAGCTTGAGCTGGAAAGCGGAGTTGACACATTATAACCTAAAGATATGGCGGTTGCTGCAAAATGATATTCAGCAAAACACCCTTTTTGATTATGTGTCATTTACTAAAAATAAAAAAAACCCAGCTGAACTAACAACTGGGTTTTACACAATCACGATTTAAAACAAAACAAAAATTATATAATTACAATGGGTGTGATTGTATTATTTTTCTTATAGCATCCATGTGCTTAAATACTAAAAGTTTTTTTATAGCTGGCAAGTTATCCCATGCTTGCCTTTCAATAGAGCTGGCTATTATAGTATCTGTATCCAATATGACTATTTTATTATCTCCCTTGTTCATGATCATTGTTTGTTAGTACGGATATAGCTAAAATTCCTAATATAATAGCTGTTAACAAGTCATTTGACATTTCTATTGCCCTAAACATCAAAAAGAATAAAAGGATTGCTAAAAAGTGCTTAATATAGTTTTTATTCATTTTTAAAAGAATCTTTTTGGACATTTGCCATTATACCAAATAAATTGTTGAGCTTTTGTTTTTCATTAAACTTTCTTTGCTCTCGAGATTTTTTAAAGTTATGCTCAAACTTGTTTTTATTGTAGCTCATTATAAATCTAACATTAAGATTAAACATAAACTATATAGCACCACATGGATTGCTATTAACCACTTCCAGTTGTCTGGATCTTGTTTTAAGAATTTTTTATACATATCAAACATATCTAAGTTTTTTAAATTATTTGTTAGTTACTTTACCATACTTTTTTAAATATTTTATGTTTTTATCAATTTGTTCGCTTAAATCTTTTTTTCTTGACTTGTCAGTAGATTTGTTATACTCATCGATAAGATCATTTGTCATTTTTGTAGTTTGTTGTAAAAAATTTTTGAAATACATAATTTAGATTTTAATGTTTTGTTTTTAATTATACATCAAAGATAAAAGAATTTTTTTAATTACAAAATATTTTTTGCATTTATTTTTAATTTATTTGAGTTTACCCCATAAAAAAAGGGGTAATAAATACCCCTTTAATTATAATAAAAGTAATTATTATGGAGTTTCTAAAGCTGCTTTTGCAGTTGAGAATGATCCATTTACGAATGCATTTGGCAAATAATTTGTCAATGCTATTCTTTCGCTTACTCTTACAGTTACGAAACCATCTCTTACGTTTGTTCCATCTTCTCTAAAGAACTCAACATTTACGTTGTCTCTTATCCAAAGTTGTGAACCAACATTAAAGTTACCACATAAGAATGATCCAGCTGAAATCGCATTATTGATTATAACTGGCACTCCCATAAAGTTAGGTTGTAACCCAGAATACACTTGATCTTTAAGATAGTTGTTTTGGCTATCTTTTAATAATAAGATTTTGTGGAAATCTGTTGGGTGTAATAGTATGTAACTAGCTTGGTAGTTAGATAATGCTAATTGGTTTAAAGATGCAACAAGTACATCAAACTCATTAGCTGATTCAACTGATTGGTAAAATGCGCCACCAGATGATACATCAAAATCAGCAGCATCAGTAATAATACCAGATAAATTTGGAGCAGATCCATTACCAGTTAAAATTTGAGTATCCTCAACATTTAATAATTTTTCTGGCGCTCTAGCTGAAATATAGCTAGTAAGCTGTGGAGTATCTGCCAACATTTCTTCAGAAATTCTAAAGTATGTTCCAATTTTTCTAACATTGCTGTCAGATGCAGTCATATCGAAATCCGATTGTGCTAGTGTTGATCCTTCGGCTGCTGTTGCAGCACCATTTGAATATCCTGATTCTTTTACGAATCTAATAACATCAGAGCTAGTTGATCCTTGTGGGATTAATTGTCTAATGTGAACTGGTCGAGTTGGATCAAATTTGTATCCAGGTACTCTATCAGCTGGTATAACTTCTCCAGTAAAGTCAGCACCAACAGTCATGTCAGCTTTAACTTCAAAAGATGCAGATCTTGAATTACCTTTTACGATATTTTCAATAGCTCCATCATTAATTTGTTTCATTAAACCACCTTTGAAAGTTAGATTTTCATTAGCTTTTGCCTCAAGATTTTTCTTGTTAGCAACTTCCATTTGATCTAATCTCTCATTAAATTTGTTAGCAAGGTTTGAAATTTCGCTTTTTAGCATTTCATCTGCCTTACCAGTAGCACTTTCTAGTGCTTGTCCATGAGCTTTTTCCAATTTAGAATCAATAAGATCCCCTATTTGGTCAAGCTGTTTTTTTACGTTTTCTTCCATTTTAGTAAGAATTATTTTAAATTATTTAACAAGTATTTATAAACATCAATCTCTTGCTTGACTTCGACTGGCTCAGTAGTTTCCTCAACTGGCTGAGTAGCATTAATGAAATATGTTTTGAGTTTGATAATTTCGGATTCTAGGGCATATCCCATATCATCTGAGATATTGCCTTTTCTAATTAATTTACAGATATTGTCATATCTTTTGTAAATCTGATCAATATTAGTAGTGCCTTTGACATCTAATATCTTAGCTTGATCATTTGCTGCTAAAGTAACAGCACTAATTTCATATAGTTTTACTTCTTTTATTTCCCTATAATCACCTTTTTGTTCTTTTACTATTGGCATAATACCAACAGAATTTTCAGTAATTACTCCAGCTTTCATAAGTTCAATAACATCAGTTCCAAGTTGTGTTTTAGGCACTTCGGCAACAAATACTAAACCTTTGTCATCTTCATATAACTCTTTCATTTTACCTATTGGCTGCATCATATCATGTTGATATAAATACTTAACCCTTGAGCCATTTTCTTGTATTGTTTTTTGGTAAGCTCCTTTTCTGATAATATCTTGGTCGCTATCTTTGTTGTCAAAATAAGATCCATAACCTTTTACGATGCTATTTTTTTCATCAAAATCCATAACAACATCACCAAGTGGGGCCGCTTTGTAAATAAATTCCATATAAATATATTTTTTGTAAAATTACTAAAATAATTTTTAATCTTTAGTAAGCTCATTGATTGCTAAGCCAACACCAATGTTAAATAGTAAATTACTTGATGAGCTAGGTTGATTTGATTGATCTGGATAATATATCGCTGAGCATCTACAATTAACAACATTTCTAGCTGATCCCTCACCTGGTCGCATAATAGCTTCACCACCAACAATAAAAGAATCTTTATGTTTTACCTTTTGCCCATTAGCAACAGCGTGCCAATCTCTCTCTCTGCCATCTAATGATGTTGACCACTCTTTTATAAGATTTTCACCGGGAAATACAGTTAAGGCGCTTTGCTCAACTCCATAATTAGCGGCCCTTGTAGTTTCTGTTCTAACTAATCTTTGAGCTTGATACCTAGAATATTTTTTAAATTGTTTTTTTAATATCCTAGCTTTTGCATCATAACCTAAAGTCATAAACTCAGGATCACTAAATAATCTTTGTGTTATTTTAATTAATGTTTTTTTTGCTGTTCCACTTACTAAAACAACATTCGTTGCTGCTACTTGTTTTGCATATAGAGCAAATGACGCTTGCCATTGGTCGACATAATCTTTGCTAGATACACCTTTTTTTATGAGTTTATCAAAAGTTTTAGCATACCATTTAGCAAAATGCATTGATGTATCTTGATATAGCTCATTGTATAGTTTATCAAAAAAATCTACTGTAAATAAATATTGATAGTTTGTATTGCCAGTATCTAAAACATTGTCAACACCTTTATTGTATTCAGCTTGATAGTATCTTGTAAATCTTGAGATGTTACGTTTTTCAGTTATTCTCCTTTGTTTTTCAAATGCATCTCGCCATTTTCCATTACTCATTTTCTATTTGCTTTAATTTTTTATCAGCATAAGTAAGCATACTTTGACCACCCCAACCCAAAAAAGCAACATATCCTTTGTCTTTCCAAGGAGTGTCTCTATAATCAGGATTTATTTTATCATAGCCACCGCCTTTTGTTCTAGATAAAAAACTAAAAGTTCTTTTCAAAGTTGATAAACTAAGTGATTCCCTAGATATCAATTGATTCATTCTAGCTAAGCCAACCTCAGTCATTCCATTTACTTCACTACGCCCATGCTTTTCAATCCAATTTTTAACTCGTTTTGCATTATTTGTAGCGCTTTGTGGATAGTCATTATAAGTTGCTTTGACTTCGATGCTTTCTTTAACTTCTATATTATCGACTTTAGTTTTTTTTTCCTCTTGTTCTTGTAAAGCTGGCTGAGGATCTTCAATATCAATATCACTACCAGATGCTGGAATTAAATTAGCTGGTATATAATATTCATTAAGTATTTCATTTTCCTCATCAGTTCCATAAGACATTGCGGCCCTTTTTTCATTTGGAGTAAGCCACCACGCCTGAGACATTTGACTAACTACCTTTTCGGTTTCCTCTTGTAATTCTGGTATTGCACTATAATCGAACTCGATACATAGCTTTTCACCATATTTAGGCGCTAACCATCTGTTTAGTTCATCAGCTATCTTATTCAACTCAGGAATAACACAATTTTGATATAATGCTTTTTTAGCTTCTTTTACGTTATTGAACGTACTTGATTCTGTATTATTTAAAAGCGAAACTGGAACATTATAGATATTGCAAAGATCTTTTATAGATGCATTGTATTGCTCAATTAAACTAACATCACTTGCATTTAATCCAAAGTTTACCCAAGATAATTTTTTTGGAGTGATTATTACATCACCAGCATTATCAGCGCCTTGAAAGTTTTTTCTAAATTTATCTTTTAGTTGTTGAGCTTGAACTTCATTAAGATCACCCTCATCACTCATAAGCACACCTCTAGCTGTTTGGTTTTGTAAATATTTAACTCCAGTTTGTACAGCTTCATTGTTTGTTGTCATTGATCTTAAACCTGCTCTAAGTGGTGATTGACCATAAAGATGTGAACCAGAACCATCATAATAAGGATTAAAATCTTTGATATGACATATACAATCAGCCGGCATTTTATATTGCCCATTATATTCTATTGCATATTCTTTTACAGGTTGCATAATCCCTCCAGAAATAATTTCTACTATTTGACTAGGCAAAA